TTTGTATTCTTTGACCAGAAACTTGCCACCCAAACTTTCAATAGGCTTGCGTGTGTGAAATCTGTGCTTTTGTGCATAACCTGAATTTTGTATTTCTTCGGCAATAGGCCTGTCAGTTGCCACTAAACAGTGTGGTGTAAAATCACGATACAGTCCATTGCAACCAAAAACTGTGCCGACTTCCATTAGTCTATCAAGATCAACTGCTAATCTGCTTTGACCGTTGCCTAGTATAAATGCTGCGCTCATAAAAAACCCTCACTGTAGTTATTACAATGAGGGTTTGGTTAGTTAAAAACTGTTTATTAGCCGTACTGTGGATTCTCAATCTGTACTAGATCAATGGTTGATACACCACCGGTCATTGTGTCTTTATCAGCACCTGATTTTTCAACTGTGTCATCAAGAATGTTAAAGTAGTTGACCAATACTCTTTCGTTAGAAAAGTTAATTGCATACTTGTTGGTCATGCGCTTGACGCGAGTCAATGTTGATCCAGGATCAGCATAAGTGACTGTCATTTCATCTGCTGCTAAAGCAGCATCAGCCTTGTCAGCTAGTACACATGTACCAATTGTGTCTGCTGTGCCTGTACCGGCGCCGCCAACAGATGTGGCTTGAAATTCACTGCCTACGCCAAAGCCAGGATTTGCGCCTGCTGCGGCCCAGTCAGTATTGCCTACTGATGTAATAATGTAATTGTTGCCAACAATAAAGCTGCCATCACTAACACCAGTTGAATCACCAACTAGGTACTTAGTTGAGCCTTTTTGACGGATGATATAACCTTCAGCTTCTGCCACTGCACCAATTTTAACACGACATGTAGTTGTTGGAAAAGATGCTGACGAAAGGTTAAAGTTACCACCAACCTGACCAAAGTATAGCTCACCACTAGGTGTGCCATTCCCATCTGGATTGTTGAAACCAGCATCTTGTGTATCTGAAATTTTAATTTTGAGAGGACGTCCCATGTTGTTTTCTCCTTTATAGAAGTCCGATGTAGGTTCTAGCCTACTACGCGGATGGTGTTCCGCATAAAACGCATCATTGCGTTATGTTACATTTATTTAGTCAAATAATTCAATGTACTCTACTGTGAACCATAAAAAAACAGCACCCGAAGGTGCTGTTTCTTCCTCCCTGCAAAGCAGGATGATGTGATAAGGCTTATGAGAACGATAGGTTCTGTACAGCAATCTCACCAACATAGTCACCGGCGTTACCGAATGAAGATGCTGTGTTTGTTAGTTCGATGTAACCATAACGTGTCATGAATGATACGACTGGCTCGAAGCTTGATGGATCCAGGACAACGCCTGAGCTCATTAGTGGAACGTATGGGCAATAAAACGCTGGAGCGTCTGTTTCACTTGCGCCTTTGTAACCAACTAGAACTGGAGTTGTGTCTGCTGCATAGCTATCGCAGAATACACGCATTGTGCCATTCAATGTACCTACAAACTTAGTGTTTGTTGGAGCTTCGAATGTGCCTTCTGTTGTACGAGCAAAAGCTGATGTTGTTGCTGACTGAAGCACTGTTAGTGCAGCAGGAGAAACAACAGCATAGTTACCAGCACCACGACGTGTGCGCTGTGCAATCAAGTTAGCTGTTCTGTTGATTAGAACTGCAAGTGCTGCATGCTCGTCACCAACGAAAGTAGCTGTACCTGATACAGTTGCCTGGTTGTATGTGAACTCAGTAGCTGCTAGTGAACGTAGAGAAAGTAGGATCTCTTGATCAATTTCAGCTGTGATTTCTTGTGCAAGTGCTGCCATGATTTCAGCTTCAACGTCAATACCATGCATGGCTTGTGCGTCTTGTGCTGCTTCAAATGTCCAGCGAGCTTGTAGCTTGCGTGTCTTTGCTTCAACAGCTTGCTTTAGGATCTGGACTGAAATCTGACGACCGCCTGAACCTTCAAGTGTTGCTGTGTTTGCACCAGTGTAAATGTTCTGTGCAGCTTGTACTACGCCAGCTGTTACTGTAGATGCACTTGAATATGCTTGTGCAATCTTGAATGGTGATAGAGCTTCTTCACCAGCTGCTGTTGATGTGCCTGCTGCTGAGTTGTCTGTCATTGCGTCGGCATAACGTACACGAAGTGTATGGATCTGACCAACTGGACCTGTCATTGGCTGAACACCAACCAACTCGTTAGCAATAACTGTTGGCATAACACGTCTGATAACTGGAAGAATAACACGGTTTAGTGTAGCAATGTTGCCTGAACCGGTTGCGCCAGCTGTGGCATTCTCAGCCAAGTGTTTGCGAGTGTTTTCAAGTACAACACTCATTGTTGAGCGGCGAGCTCCGCCGAGGCCTTCTAGGAGGGCTTCTTTGGTCTCATCCCAACGGCTTTCTAGTAGTTCTTGTGACATTTCTGTCTCCTTTTTCTATATTTTAAAGCCCTGCTAGGCGTTTTAGTTCAACAACATTATTGGTGTTGTTAGTTGCTTCGACGGCCTTTGCAGATTTATTACCAGTTGCTTCAACCAAGCTGTCAGCCTTTTTAGTGGCTTTTGCTTCGCTGAGTACTGCTGGCAAATATTTTTCGAATGCGTTCTTTAAACGGGATGTTTGAACGTTCTCGAGTAGATTTGTCATTACTGCTCTCTTCTCATCATTGAGAGGAGATAGAAGTTCGTCCAATGTAGCATCACGCTCATTGGCTTCACGAATGACTTTAATCTCGTGATCTTTACTCTCTACAAGTTTTTTAGCTTGTGTTTGAGCTTGGATGGCTTCCGCCAACTGCTTGTCTTTTTCAGCAATTAGTTCACTTAGTTTGCGTACTTCTGCGTTCTCATTGAGATGAGTAGCACCAAACTCTGTGGCATATGCTTCAAAGATACGACGACCAAAATTGTTCTCACGAGCAATTTTAATGTCTTCTTGTAGTTGACTTAGTTCAGCCTTAAGATGTGTTGAAACAGTTGCTGACATCTTCTTAGCAGATTCTTTGATGAACTTGCTCTTCAGTGCCTCAAGTTGTCCACGTGCATCGCGAACAAGTCTTACCTTAGATTCAACTAGGTCTTTCTTGTCTGCTGCAAACTCCTTGATTTCTTCAGCCAAAGCACCTACAACAAAAGATTCCAATTTCTCAAAACCTTCTACTTGTACTTTGCGGTCCTTGCGTAGTTCACGCAATTCTTCAGACAGCTTTGTAACCATAAAGTTGTTAAACTTGTTGGCGTTTTCTGTCATTGATTTTGCAAACTTTACACGGTCCTCTGCAAGTGCCTTTTTCTCCTCGTTAAGAGCAGAAAGTTCACTTGTCAGGCCTTCTGTTACCATTTTATCTAGGGCTTCTACCATCACAGTTTTATCATGCTCATAGCGTTGTGCAAACTCCTCACGAAGTTCTGCACGAACTGTCTCTTTGGCTTCACTTAGCTTTGCTTCCCATTGTTCGGCAATAGCTTGGCGAGTATCCTCATTGACAAGATCGCTATCCAGTAGTGGTTTAATAGCATCTAACATGCGATTCTCCTAAATCTTTAGGTCCTTGATAAGACGAGAAACCTCATCTTTCAAGTACTTTTGTATTTTGTCGTTTGACCCAGACTCCCTAGCCATCTCAAGAACTGCATGACCATATTTCATGTTCATTAATCCTTCATAGATTGCTTTAGGGTAAGCATTTGGAGCACTGGGTTGTGCGACCACATCGACAGTGACAATTTCAAAGTCACTGACATGTCCGTTATGCGGGTCCACGTTACCTGAACCGCGACTTGATACACCCAATCTTACACCTGATTGTAGCATGGTTTTAACCAGCTCGCCCATTGGCGTTGGAAGTATCTTTAGTTTTCCATAACCATTTGGACCATCCATCCACATGTTAGTAATCATGTGACATACACGGTCTAGGTTAATTTTAAGGTCATCTGGGTGATCTACTTCACCAAGAACACTGTTACCTTCTTTGATTTGCTCGTTAAGTGTCTTTACTGCGTTAGTAATTTCACTTACAGGATAAACTCGCTCATTGGCGTTTTTAACACCACCTTGTATGCAGATGCCTTCCATATAGAGTTCCTTACCGTCTTTGCCTTCAACAAGTTGAATTTGTGCGGTTTCGAAGGTAAGGTTTTCTCTAAGGTAAAGAGCCATACTCGGTTATCCCTTAATTAAGCTATTGGACTTTTGGTGTTCACACCAGAAGCTTGTGCTAGGTCCGGCTTAGGAGCAGGCTTTACATCAGGCTTTGTTGTGTTACCTTGGTCAGTTGACTTTGGTGTTGGACGGCCACTTTCAGCTGCTGTATCTGTTGATACTGGCTTTGCATCCATGCCCTTTGCACCGCTGTTAGCAGCAACTGGTGATTTACTTGAATCACTTGTTGTTACTGGCTTAGGAGCAGCAACTAGGTCAACGCCTTCTTCTAGGCTTTCAAATTGCTCTTCCATGTCAACGTCTACATCCATATCGTCGCCGGCCATGTCGTCAACATCAATGTCAACTTCTTCTTCACCATGCTCGTCTTCGATTTCGTCAGTGTTGTCATCAACCTGACCCATTAGATCTTCAAATTCTGCCATTAGTTCGTCTAGCTTGTCTTCGAGACCAACTACACGATCTTCTAGGTCTTCATCTGCATCGTCGTCTGTGTCAACGTCGATCATTTCAATTTCTTCTTCTTCATCTTCAAAAGCAACGCCTTCTTCTTCGGCTTCTACTTCGTCGATAAGATCGTCAACTTGTGATCCACCAAGCTCTGACTCTTCGACGGACTCATCCATCTTGTCATCATACTCGATGTCTTTTTTAACTTCTTCACCAGCTTTTTCAGCATGGTCATCTTTTTCAGCTTCTGACTCTTCTGCCATAATCTCTTCGTAAATGTCCTTAGACTTGTCTACTACGATTTCATGGAAAAGTGCTTCAGCTTTATCTTGTTCGTCATTGATGACGTATTCGATTAGTTGCTCAAACTTGTTCATAAATTTATACTCCTTGTATGGGCTCAGTATAATATTTAACATAAATGTCAAAAACTATGTAGTTATAGTGGTAAAATGGGTAGAAAACGAAGAATTTATTATGCTAAAGAAAAAATCTCTAATAAATTCTTACATTTGCGGTGGTGGTGGCGCAAATTGGGCTTGAATCTTTTTTAGCTCTTGCTCTTTTTCATAGTTGCGCATGTCATACATGCGGCGCAGCTTTGAAATCTGTTTAAGAGTTAGTTTTGTTTTACGCAGTTCGCCAAGCTGAGGAGTAGAGTTATCATCCTCTAAATCCTGGTAGCCTTCTGGTGCTGCATTGAAAAATTCAAATAGTTTCATAATAATATTTATCCAGTTTGTTCAACACTGGTATTTAGTGAATTAGAACAATATCCTACACAGGTATTATGGCAGGTTTTAACACTGTTCCAACTATTAAATAATCTAAATCTATAAAAATCTGATTGTTCAATGTCACTAATATTATGTATGTTTAAATTTATATCGTCGATGTTACCAATTATTTTTCTAAATAACCGTTCAGATATAGTATCTTTCCACGTAACTCCAGAAGTCATACAACAAGGCAACAAATATCCTAAGTAATTTACATACAATTTACCAGTATCCATCCAGCCGCATTCAGGACTCTTAAAGTTAGTATTATCATTATTAATACTATTTGCTTTGTCGTGACTTTTTGTTGGTAAGTCAAGTGCCATTATATCAGTTATTTCTAAATCGTATTGATAATTGCCGTCTACATACACAGGCCAGATACTGTCTCCCCAAAAGTTTCTGTTAGAGTGTTGTGTTTCAAAATTTACAAATCCGAGTTCTGATGCTAACTGTCGTGCTTCATCAACTTGATGCTGATTGTGTTTAAAAATTATATATTTCCATGTTGCATTACCGCCAGCATTGATAAAACTTTTTGCATTAGCAATAGTTTTATTCCAGTTAGAATTTATTCTATAAATGTGGTTAGTATCCTCAAGTCCATCGATGCTAAAAGTAACTTGTAGGTTCTTATGAGTTGCTAAATTTGCAAAATAATCTTTATTTCTTATACTTCCGTTGGTTACTAACTTTATAGATTCAATGTCTTTAAAAAAATTAACAAATTGGTCAATTTCAGGATTCATCATTGGATCACCATAATCACCTTCAAATATTACGTTTTGCAAACTAGGTAATTTTGTTAAATCAAAGTTTTTAACCATACTGTCAAGACTTAGATGTCCTTGTGTAAGGTTTTTATCAAGGTATCCATTGGTATCATACCTTGGACACTGAGGACAGTGAAGATTACAGAATGTTGATGGTTCAAATGTAAATGAATTTATCTTTGCTAGATCTAACTGCATTTACTATTAAACCAGTGCCACAGTGGAGTATAAAAATTTAATAGTACATTGCCATTCATGCCCATGTATCCATAAAACTCGTCAGCGAGTATTGGTCCGTTTTTGTTAGAATTGCTTCCAATATGATAATAACATTTAGTGCCTTGTGTATACAATTCTGTTACCTCTATCTCATCAATTACAATTTTATGTACCATTGCATATATATCAGAAACAATATTTTGCTCTTCATCAATTTTAGTGTGGGTTGCAGTTTTGCCACGCATGCTGATTTTGATAGACTGTTCAGTCTTGGCATCTGTATCAGTAAACTCAACTATATAGTCTATCTTACCAATAGTAAAAGGGTTACTTGT